GTGCTTCACCAAGGTGAATTCTGCCCGCAGTCCGTCGCCGCTGCCCAGCGACTGGTCGCCGGGAGTGGGGACCCCGAGCATACCGTTGGAGCTGTGATCGAAGGGATCGCGCAGCCGGAACCCGGTCGCCGGCCCGTGGCGCGCGCGGAAGAAGGCGATCAACTGCGCCAGCTCGTCCTCCGATCGGATGCCCGGCCCGACATCGAAGCCAAGCCTGGCATCCGACCACAGCGCGTTGCGGCGCTCGTGCCCCGAGGCGGTTACTGCGACCGAGGTCGAGAATTCGGGGCTCACCGCGGCGTCGCGGCCGAGCGCGAGCGGATAGGCGACGTCGTCGAAGGCGTTCATTTCGGTCTCCGATGGTGGGGGGAGGCGGGTGTAGCCGTCGCGCGCGACCTGCGGCAGCGCCCAGACATAGCGGTGGGTGACGCCGCGACGCGCCGCTTCGTCGAGCCCGGCATCGATGCGGCGCCAGAAGCCGTCGGCGTTCGCGGCGTCGAGCACAAAGCCCGAAAGATAGTCCTGCCGCTCGAGCGGATAGCCCAGCCGCGCCTGGACCTCGGAATAGCCGCGGCGGCGCTCGGCCTCGGCCCCCGCAGTGAGCCAGTCGTAATCTTCCAGCTGCAGCCGGTCGAAGGCGGGCCAGGCCCAGCCAGCCGGCAGATTGGCGCGCTCGAGTGCGGGCATGGCAGGGTCGAGTATGGTCGGGGTGAAGGCCAGCAGCAGCACTTGCGCAGGGCCGCTGGCCGCGTCGCGCACCGCCTGGGTCAGCGCCGCGGTCGAGGCGCAGAGCAATTCGCCCAGCCAGTCGAGAAAGTCGAAATGGGCCTGATAGAGCGGCAGCTTCATGTCCGGGATATTCGGCGGAAGTTCGGGGAGCAGCGCCAGTACCGCATCGTCGTAGAAACACGGCGTCCCGTCGGGCATGACCCACCACCACGGTTCGCCGATCTTGAAGTGCACCGGCAGACCCGCCGCCCCGACCATCGCGACGAAGCGCGCCGCCACCGCGCGCAGCCAGCCCATCGCGGCATCATTGGCGGGCGAGAGCAGGTTGGAAGGCGGGTCCCAGCCGGTCAGCGCGGGCTGGCCGTAATAGCTGATCTGCCGCCAGGCGGCGGGACAGTGCTCGGCGAAAAGCTCGTAGGACAGCGACAGGATCGGGTCGAGCCCGGCCTCTGCCAGCGCGGCGAAATAGGCTCCGTGCCAGCGCTGCGCCGGGGTGCAGATCGCTCCGTCCGCAGCAACCAGCAGCCGGCCCTCACCAGGCTCGAGCCGGAAGAAATGGCTCATGCCCAGATAGTGGACCACGCGATCGCGATAGCCCAGCTGCTCGATCTGGCGCACCAGCCGCGCTGGCGTCTGGTTGAAGGCATCGTCATAGGCGGTTGCCATCCGCTCGCCATGCGCGGGCAGGATCGCATCGCCAAGGGTGAGCATCGCGCGATCGCCATGACAGGCGATCGCGCTCAGCTCGGCCCAGCCGTCGGCGCGCTGCGGCAGCGCGGCGCCGCTGCCCGCAACATAGCCTGGCGGCACCAGCGAGACGAACATCCGGTCGATGTCGCAAGGGTGGATCGGTTCGCCTGGCAGGCCATAGCCCGATTGCAGCTGCGAGAACGGCAGCACCACCGCCGCATCCTCGGGCGTACCGCTGGCGTAGTTCCACAGCCGGACATACCACACCCGCGCCGCGCCCGCGGCATCGCGCCCCTCGATCGTCAGCGTCGGCCCGTTGGGCTGGTCGAGCGGGATCACCCCGCCCGAACGCCAGCGGAAGGACAACACCGTGTGTGCATAATCGCGCCCGGTCTCGTATGCGAGCAGCGGGTGGTCGAGACTGTCCTCGCTCGCCCAGATCAGCCCCGCCAGCTCGCCCGCGCGATGAAACTCGCAATCCACCCGCAGCGATTGCGGTCCGGTGGTGACCACGCTGGCCATCATCGGGCGGGGAAAATTGATCGTCCAGAAGCGCGGGTCGAACCGCTGGATCGCGTCGCTCTCCTGTCCGTCGCGGGTTCGGGCCAGCCAGAATGCCATGGTGGGGGTTCCTTTGGGAGCGGGGGTCAGTCGAGCAGCGCGCGGCGGATCGCGCTGGCGATCTGGCGCGACGAGCGGCGCAATGCGGTGGGGGCGCTGGCGCCGCGTTCGGGATTGAGCGCGATTGCCACGCGCACCTCGCGCGTGCCGCCACCGGTCGCAGGCGAAGGCTCGATCCGTCCGGCGCTGGCGGGGACGAACAGTTCGGGCCCGCGCTCCCCGACCACATAGGGCCGCTGCGGCGCAACCAGTCCGCCCGTTGCGCGCCCCGGCAGGCCCAGCAATGCGCCCAGCGTTCCGGCCATCAGCCCGCCCACACTTCCGCCCGCAGCCGCACCGCCGAAGATCGAATCGAGCCCGAGCCGGAGCGCCTGCGCGGCGATCTGGTCGAGCGCGTGCGATGCGGCTCGCTGCAAATCTTCGAAGCCAAGGCTGCCCTTCCGGATCGCACCCAGCAGGCTGCGCTCCAGCACGCCGCCTGCGCGGTCGAACCCGCCGAGCAACCGGCTGTCGAAAGTGCTGCGCATCGCGGCGATATCGGCGGCGAAGCCCGCAGTACTCGCGCGGACCTCGACCATCAGCGTGTCGAACTCGTCATCCATCGGGCATGTCCTTGGCGATCAACCGCGCGATCTCGGCACGGCTGGGCGGTGCTGTGGCGGGATGGGGCGGCGGGCCGAGCGACAGCGCCAGTTCGGCGGGGGTCGCAGCCCAGAATTCCTGCGGACGCCAGCCCAGCACTCGCGCGGCGAGTCCGGCCAGCGAAGCGGCGGCAGCGGCGAAGCGCTGCGTCATGTGCGCCCGCGCAGGATTTCGCCGAGCAGTGCGCGCAGCGGAGCCGCGCAGCGCGCCAGCCCCATCGCCACCACCGCTTCGCCGACAGTCTCGCGGTTCGCCGCCTCGCGTTCGGCGAGACAGTGCCAGAACAGCGCAGCGATCTCGGCGATCCGCAACTGGCCCTCGCCGGCGCGCTCGACCAGCGCGAACAGCGGGCCCAGCTCCTCCTCGGCCTCGACCAGCGCCGCGAATGTCGGGCGCAGCAGCCGTGCGCGTCCCGCCAGTTCGAGCGTGGCCTCCCCGCGCAAGGGGTTCGCCGCGCCGCTCATGCGGGCACCACCGCGCCCGAGCTCTCGAGCTGGAGCGCATAGGTGCGTTCGCCGTTGAAATCGCCGGCATAGTCGAGCCGCTGGACGAGGAAGCGCCCGCGCATCCGCGCGCCATCCTCGAAGGATAGTTCGTAATCGTCGAGCGTCCCTGCCAGCGCATGGCTGCGCAAGCTCGCTTCGGCGGTGCTGCCGAGAAAGATCCCGCTCGCGCTCACCGAAACCGAGCGCGTTCCCGCGCCCGAGAGCAGCTCGCGCCAGCCACCCGATTCCTTGTGCGTCACCACCACCGTGTCGCCATTGATCGACATCTGCGTGGTGCGAAGACCGGCAACGGTCTCGTAGGCTGCCGGCGGGCTGGCGCCATCGCCGATCTTGAGCAGGAAGGCGGCGCCTTTCTGGGCGGTCATGGGCATTACTCCTCTGGATTTGCGAGCAGGCGGAAGGAATATTCGAGCAGCACCGCGCGCACGGACCGCGGCCGGCGTTCGGCGCGGCTGCGCAGGAACTGGGTGACCACCACGCGGTAGCCCGGCTGGACCGGGGACAGCGTCGCGATCCGGTGTTCGATCGCCGCGATCGTCGCGGCCAAGGCTGCGGGATCCTCCTGCCGCTCGACCAGTTCGAGCGCGATCCGCACCTCGCGGCCCCTATGCGTCTTGCCGCTCCAGTCGGCGCTGGCGCTGGCGGCTATGCCCAGCCACGGCGGGCTGGCGGCGACCGGGCTCTCCTCCTCGACCGCATTGAGCGCGGCGGCGAGCGTGGCATCGGCGCGCAGCCAGGCGATCAGATCGGTGCGAAAGCGGCTTTCCATGGCTCAGCCTCCCTTGGTGAACAGCGGCCACAGGCGTTGGGCGGAGCACCAGAACGTGCCGTGCCCGCGGACAGCGCGGCGCTTCTCGGCATGCGCCTCGGCGAGCCGGGCAGCGCGCGCGGTCAGCGCGGCGGCGATTCTCTCGAAACCGCCGCTCACAGCTGCAGCACCCGGAACGGGCGCCACAGCGCAGCGATCGCGGCGGGAGGCGAAGCATCCTCGCCGCTGTCGCGGGTGCGGTAATGATGCGCGGCGAGCCGGATCACGCCTTGCGCAAGGCCGGGGGCGAGAGCCGACCAATCGGCTTCCAGTCCCGCTTCGAAGCGCACCGCAAGCTGCACGTCGCGGGTCGGCTGCGCGATCCGGACAGAGCAGCGACCGGCGGGATCGATGTGGGCTTCGTAGCCATCCGCCAGCGCAGTTCGCGTGCCGTCGGCGGCGACCTCCTCGGCCAGCACCACCGCACGCACCGGTCGCGTGGTCAGCATCTGCCAGCCCGTCGCGGCGGGGAGCCGCTCCTCGAACACGGTCTCCAGCGCGACCTGACCGGTGAAGCCCTCGCACAGCGCCAGCGCGCCGTGGAGCATCTGCACCAGCAGCGCGTCGTCGCGCGCACCACTGATCGCCAGCCATTGCCGGCACTGGTCGAGCGGCGCCCCCGACAGATCGGGAAGCGCCACGATAGAGCGCGTCATGGCGAAGCTCCTTCGGTCGATGGAAAGGGGTGGCCCGCCCGCGCTCCGCAGGGGGACGGAGCGCAGGCGGACCGGACGGGCGGGGCCAGGGAAGGCCGGGGAGCCGCCCGCCATCGGGTCACAGGGTCGGCGTCGGTGAAGCCTAGGCCTCGATCTTGAGCAGCTTGATCGCCGCGCCGTCGAGCACTTGCCCGCCCACGCGCCTGGTGGCGTAGAAATGGACGAAGGGCTTGTTGGTGAAGGGATCGCGCAGGATCTGCGTCGCGCTGCGTTCGGCGATCAGATAGCCGTGGCGGAAATTGCCGAAGGCGATCGGGCAGGCGCCCGCCGCGACATCGGGCATGTCCTCGGCCTCGACCACCGGATAGCCCAGCAGCCGGTCGGGCTGGCCCTCGACCATTCCCGGCTGCCACAGGAAACCGCCATCGAGCGTGCGCAGCTTGCGTACCGTGGCCAGCGTCGCCGAATTCATCACGAAGCTGGCGCCCTGGCGGTGGCCCGCCTTGAGCGTATGCACCAGATCGATCAGCCGCACCTCGGGCTCGCTGCCCAGCCCCGCCGCATCGCCCGAGCCGAGATATTGCAGCGTCCCGAAGGGGCGCACGCCATCCGCGGCAGTGGTGGCGGGGGCGTTGAGGAAGCCCTCGGGCTGGTCGAAGCCGGTTCCGTTGACAAAGGCGGCGCCCTCCGCGCGGGCGAATTCCATCGCGATCTCGGCCGCCAGCCAGGCCTCGAGATCGAAGCCGGCATCGTCGAGCATCGCCTGGCTCGCCGCCGGATTGGCGTAGAGCTCGCCGGTCGGCGGGGCGATCTCGGCGAAGCTCGGCGTGTCGGTCTCGGGCCGCGCGGCGGTCTCGCTGACCCAGCCGCTGGCGGTGCCGCCGGTGGTCACCAGCTTGCGATACCCTGCGGTGCCGGTCTGGACCACCTGCGCGATGGCGCGGATCGGGCTGATTTCGGTCAGCTCGCGGGCGATCGCGGCGTCGATCTGGCGCGGCACGGCGTAGCCGCCATCCGAGGGTACGGCGCCGCTGAGCGACTTGACCTCGGCCTCGCGGCCGCGGCGCAGATAGCCATCGACGAAGCCTTTCACTTCGGGGCTCGCGGGCTCGGCACCCGCCAGTGCCGGACGCGCGGCGGCGCGGCCGATCTTGTCGACGCGCGCCTTCACCTCGTCGACGTCGGACCGCAGCGTTGCGATGGCGCTCTCGGCGCGATCCTGCCGTGCGACGAGGTCGAAGCTGGCTTCGAGCGGGTCGGAGGTGGCGGCGGAGTCACCTTGGGGGAGGGGCATATCC